CTCTTCAATCAACAACCCCAGACTTTCACCAGTCACGGGGTCATGATCAAATCGTGGTGCTCCACTGATTGTTGCACCTGTTGGGATGTAGTCAGTAACGGTTATGCCTTCTTCTACTTGTACTCCCCACACGGCGACACTTTCGTTAGTGCCGACGAACGTTTGACCATTGCGATCATCGTTGGCATCAGCATTACCGTTGGTAAAACTAAGTTTAACTACAGGAGCATTAGCACCATTTGTAGTCTGGGCAAGAGAGATCCTATACCAACCATTACCAACAGAAGAAATTGAAGAGTCAACAAAAATAACATTACTAGTTGAAGCACTATCAGTGGTGACATTAACAAGGTCAAAAACAGCAGAAGCACGACCTCCGCTAATACTACTATTCAACTGAATTTGAGTGACGTTAGAGATGGCTTTAACGTAAACACTTGTAGTCGATGAGGTACTTCCCGGCGTAGTCTCTCCTACTTGTACAAAATGAAGACTGTTTGCTGATGTGATATCGGCCCTATCAGCGGTGAAAGTTCCGTCAGGGGATGTAAATTGATTTGCAGTAACAGTAACCTCAGTGGTGCCATATGTGTCAATCTCTTCACTATAGGGTTTTAAGTTTACCGGACTGGTCTTAATCAACCCATCACTGTCAACATACGTCCCACTACTGGCACGGCTGAAGGTGATTAAATTTTTAGTACTTCTAGAATCACTGAGTGATTTACTCTTTGCAAAATTTAAATCCAATGATGGTATTTTACCACCAGATTTATCGTACATTGGATTTGATTTTACTACATCAAATACAGAGTCAAATTGAGTACCGAATTGACGATTTAATGGAGACTTAATGGACATTATTAATCCTTATTAAGGTGTTTCGTATACTACTGTTCCATGAGATGTTCTTGCTTTTGCCCAAACATATACTGGAGAAGTTTCATAAGATAAATCAGCAACTAATTTTTTAACTTCTCCCTCGTATTGATTATAAACTAATCCCGGAGCAGTGGATGTTAATGCAACATTATTAGTAGTAATGCCGATTATAATAGGAAATTGACTAGTGCATTGAAAAGTAATACTAGTAACATTATCTCCAATTTTTACCCAATTATTTGGAGATAATGATGTTTCTGCAATTGCCATTATTCTTGATCCTCTGATTGTGATTCGTCACCAAACATAGATGCTCCAACTACTAGTCGAGCATTATCAATATGTCCTGCTGCCTTTGCATACAAAACATCTTTGATTTTATCACTAATATTTGTTGGTGTTTCGTCACCAATAATCATATCCATTAATTCATCCATAATTTTTAAGATAGTAGTTTTTTTATTTATACTTAAATCTCTCCACCTTTTGGTGCATCGACAGGTCTTTCATCAATTTCTGGTTCAAGCGGAACTCTCCCCATCTCTCCATTTGTAGTATCAGTAGGCATTCCAGTTTCAGGATCAACCATCATTGCAGGATCAGCAATCTTTCCTTCTTCAATTTCTTTTTCGATAATCTTATCTTGCTCAATAATCTCTTGATCTGTTTGACGAAGAATATTTCTTCTTACATAATCCTGAGAATAATACTTTCCAACATAAGGTTCTGCTGTGGCAACCAAATTCAATCTTTCAGTTAACAACTCAGACTCTTTGAGTTCTGAGAAGTGGTTATCATATAAGAAATCATACTGAATGTGCTCAGACATTTTATTCCAATCTTCTGGAGTTACAATGTTCTTCAGAATTAATTGAGTTTTAAGTATGTCATTGAACATGTTTGAGAATCTTTTTCTCAAACGTCCAACAAATTTAGTAAACTTAAGTTCATCTCTTAAGATTTCAGAAGATCTGCCCATGTTAAACCCACCTTCTCCATCCATTCTTGAGGGTGGAACATTGAGTGATCTGTATAGTTTTTTCTTAAAATATTCAATATCAGTGATTTCTCCAAGATTTTGGCCTCCTGGCAAAGTTGTGATTTCTGTTCCCCTTCCGCCTTCTCTGCGAGGCAACCAAAAATCTTCAAGCATCGACATGTATTTTTTGTCATCTCTAAGTTCCCCTGTATTGGCATCATAAACCATCTTATTTCGATAGCGCATCATAACATCTCTAAGATATTGCTCTGCTTTTACTTTTGGAAGATTTCCTACATCAATGTAAAAAATACGACGCTCTGGTGCTCTTGATAATCTATAAATTACCAAAGAATCTTCAATCATACGAAGTTGATTGATTGATTTGATTGATTTATGAAGATATGAAAGTACGGTATTCTTATTTCTATCTACGAGACCTGAAGTACAATAAGTAATTGCATCTTTTGAAATCTTAATTCCTCCAGTATTCGTATTTCCATAACCATTCTTCAGTTTTGGATTGTATTGAAAATACTCTTCAATCTCAGGAAAATCCATATCCATTGGATTTTGTGTCCTGTTATTAGCAATTATTTTGTTTGGATCAGTTTTCTTTTGCTGCCTAACATAACGCATCTTGAGTGCGTCAATGTATCTAAGTTCTTGAATCCCATCTTGGGGATTCTTCAAATCGATTACTTTATGATAATAAAGTCTTCCGTCAATATACCAATTCCTATAAATCTCATGAGACTTTTTATCAAAGTCTAAAATTTCTAAAATATTTTTAAATTCTTCTCTAATTTTATTTTTGAGTCCATCACTTGCATTTAGATTGGACAATTCAACCTGGACAGGACTATCATAAGTATCTGAAACAATTGCTTCATTTACAATATCTTCAATGGCACTATCCACTTCTGGATGAAGTGCCATCTCACGATATCTACGAATTAAATCTTGTTCATTCTTATAAACACCTTCAATGTCTACTGAAGTACCAAAAAAACCACTCGTCAGATAATAGTCAACCCCATCCTCGTTATTTTCGGGGACGGGGGATACTACTGAGGGTGGTTTTTTATCAGTATCTTCTACTGAAAATCCAAATAATCTAGACATTAATATAATTTAGAACTTTGATTGTTCTATTATTTATCAAGATTCAAGTCCTGCCTCACTGACTTCAGTTTCATTTTCTGCTTCAACTGGATACCAGAACTGTACTGCAAAATCAACAGTAAATTCTTCAACGGTATCTGTGCTGTCATAGGAAAGATCAATAGCAGAAACGTTAACTGGATAAATGTCAACAAATCTGTATTGTGCTAAGATATTAGCATTGCCTGGAGTTCCAGCACCTTGTTCTCTAGCAACATCACCTCTACCAAGTTGATAAACTTTGGCATTTCTCATGTAATCAATTGGATCTGTAAGTCCACTGTGGTCAGAATATTGTGCAATAGATTGCATCCAACCTTCCATTGCCCTTCTAATTGCAAAATCTTCATCATTCATAATAGTGACAGACCAGTTATCGAATGTCCTATCGCCAGCAACTTTAAACTGTCTTCCTCGGAAAGGAATTTCAATTGCAGCAACATTAGACGCTGGAAGAGCAGCGGTCTTACATAAAAACTTGGAATCAAGTTGAGCATCTGTATTATTGTTCCAAGATACTAAACCCTGTGGATCTCCAGGAATTTCTCCTGGGAGAACCACTTCAAATAGGTTGGGGCGAGCGCCGCCCCCATTAAGTGACTTTTTAAAAGAAGATAAACTTCTGAATGGAATTGACATTTTATTTTCCCCCTGATGGTTTTGTTAGTTTACGTCAAACAGTTCCTGCGACTTCTTCAAATGCAACTCCAGTTCGTGTTGCGACGAATGTGAGTGTTACATAATTAATTGATTTAGCTGGCTTCAGGAAGATGTCAGCTCTAAACTCATTGTTGTCAATAATGTCTGGAGTGTTATTGGATTCATCACACTTAATTAGATAACCATAAAGACCTCTCTTAGATTGAATATCTCTAAGGAAAGGTTCAACGATGTTTCTAAAGTTTGCTCTCGTAATCTCATCATTCAATTCAAATAGAACTGTTTCTGCAGTTCTTTCAAGTGCCTGCTCAATAAAGATGAACAATCGACGGACATTAATTCTGTCAAACGCTGATGCATAACCAAGAGCAGTCTTGTCACCAAACAGTAAGATTCCAAATCCAGGCTTATTAACGATTGCGTTAATTCTCTTAGGATAAAGTCTATCCCTTTGTGCTTTATTTGGATTATATGCAAGTTTAATTGAATTGTTCAGAATACCTCTTTGCTGTCCAGCAGGTGAGAACCAAGGATAAGCAAAAATTGAAGTTCTTACACAAAGACCAGCAACATCTGCGTTACACGGAATGTAACGGAACTTGTTATTGAATCTATCGAAGGTATACTTATAACCACTATCTAAAATGGCGTAAGATGATGAAGAAATAGGAGCAAAAAACTCAACAATGTTATTGGTAATTTGTTCCGTTGTCAGATATCTTGGTACTGATGGCGCAGAAGGATCTGGGTCAGAAACAACATCATATCTATGTGGAGAAATTACTGCAACACAATCTTTTCTCGATTGAGCAAGAGAGATTAGTTGATTTGCCTTTGCTTGAGACAAGTACTTGGTTTCAAGTCCAGGTCCCATAATTAAGTAATCAACTTCAACTTCTTCTTTATTCTCAAATAGATTATAAGAAGTTATCAAATCTCCAAGAGTTGCTTTCAGACTTCCTGACTTACCATTTTGACCAGTCAGATAATCAGTACCTCCAGTAAGTTCATAAGTGACGTTACCCATTACACTGAAAGTAGCATCTTGAACTGCTAAGTTCCAGAGACCATCTGCTGCAGTGTCATTTACATTCCAATCATCATAGATTGAAGATGTTGCATCAGTTTCAAAGAATGTTTGATAAACTCTTTCCGAGTTTCCATTATCCGAAGGATTGTCTCCGGCATAAACATAAGCGGAGTATTGTGCAAGATACTCTTTCCACCAAACTCTAAGTGATGGATTTACTGAAGAGATTGTATCAGTTCCTTTGGAAAGGAATAAGTGCTTTTCTAGAATGTTACCTTGAACTCCAGAAATATCTCCGGTGTCATCAACTATAACAATATGAAGCGCATCATGTCTTGCGTTTCTATCGTTTGCAAACAGAGTATCAGTTGGTTTTGGTGCAATTGATTTCCACAAAATTGTAGTATTGTCAAGTGCTAATGACTGATTGTCATACCAATCAGATACATCATCAGATACTGTTGCAACTGATGTTAAAGCAACACCAACAGAACTCATAAGTTGAACAGTATCTCCATCTCTGATGGAAGTTGCTCTGTTCTTTTCGTCATAAGAAATTTTAGTAACAGTGTCTGTAGTGGTATCTACTCTTTCGACAATCTTAACATCAATAGAGTCTTCACTCTGTCCTGTTACAATCCCTTTAAGGAAACCGGTAAAGGATGAAGTTGTTCCTACTCCAGGAAGAACTGCATCTACTACTGAAACACTAACACCAAGACCAACTGCAGTTCCGCCAGCGCCAACTGCCTGAAGGACACTTGCACCCAGTTTAATTGTTTGATCTGCTTTATCATCAATAAAACAAACTTTTAAATTATTTGACCAAGAACCAGGATTTTTTGCTGCAAAGACGTAATTTTTACTGTCATCAGACTGGTTTGCATTATAGTCATCAAAGTTCTTAATCTTAAGTGCGGCATTGCCCACAATAGAAGAACCTTCTTGGTTATCACTATAAACACCGTTTGTACTGAAAGTTAGGTCGTATGCCCCAGTACCTCCAAATGCAGTTCCATCGATGATGATGACTTCATCATCTGTAAATCCTGCACCGCCATTAGTAACTGTAACTGCAACATCTGAAGTTGTGATACCAGAAACTACAACTTGGAAAGTTGCATTCACTCCAGAACCACCATAAGTTACAGTGCCATCTCCACTAGAAATAGTATAAGTACTGGAAACAAAATCTGATGCGGTTGTTCCAATTCCTACGCCATCAGCAGAAATAATTTCTCCACTAAGAACTCTCTTAGCATTGGCATTTACAAGGTCATCACCATCAGTTCTTATAACTTTCATCACTCCACCATAGGAGAGGAATGAAGAAGCACTCATCCAATATTCATATTGTCCGTCAAGACTATTTGGTTTTCCAAATACATCAACTAATTCTTGCTCAGTAGTAATGTTAATTGGTTCATCTACTGGACCAATTGTAAATGGTCCTGCAATAGCACCAATGTTATCAAGTACATTATCAGCCCTTCCTATAGTTAGGTCAACCTCCCTGGATAATACTCCAGGAGATAATTGAGGAGTCGCCATTTTTCTCTCCTTTGTGATCTCTTATTGACTAAATTTATTTATGAAAAAGTAGTATTTCGTGAGAGGAAACTGTGCGTGAACTACCAATCTGGATATTCCCAGTTAGAATTTAAAGATTTTTTCTTTGGTTTATTTTTTCTTGTCTCCATAATTCTTTTTATAGTACAACTTTTACACTCATAAGAATATGAAGATGCATTATAATTTTTTTTCTTAGTTCTATAGAAACTATCAATCAAATCTTTCGTTTCTCCACATATCCTACAAGTTCTTTCTGTCAAGTAAAGATGCTCTAGGTTAAAATGATCAGTTATGTCCATCACCGATATTCCCACATGTGTGACATATCTCCATACTCATCAGTGAACCATCTATCTCCATTGTTATCCACAAAACTAGTTTCACTTAATCCATCATCCATAAAACCAAATGGTGCCATGTCTTGTTCAATTTGGTTTTTTTGATCTTCGTATAATCTCTTACGAACATCCTGATCAGTAAGTTCTTTAAAGTAATCCTGCGAGACTAACCAAGCGTAAATGACTAAGCACATTGCTAAGTCATCATTGCACCCTTCTTCTGCTTCAAAGGAATTGTGTTTTTGAATAAATGTAGTAAGTTCTGAAATAATCTCATAGTCATTAAAGATAAGTTTATCTTCTTCAATTATCGTCTTGAGATTAAGAGATCCAACTTTCTTAACTGTTTTGGACATCTTGACACCAAGTTGAGTTTTCTTTCCAGAAAAACCTTGACCTACAATTTGACCTGCTCTACCTCTCATGGAACACATAAGAAGATTTTGGTATTCTAAGTCGTATTGAAGAATTGATGCTACTTGATCACCAATGTCATTGACTTCGCATAGAATAAATGCACTATTATAACTTTTTGCTACCTCATAAATGATGTTTGGAAACAACATCGGTTTTATTTCATTATTTCTATATTTTGCAACTACTCTGTGTGGAAATTCTGTGATGTCTACAACAACAAAAGCAGAATAATCTTCACTAACTCCCCTTGCTACATCAACAGTCATTGCATAATCATGGTTTTGTTTTGAATCCTCATAAACATCTAACCCAGCATTACGTTTAATTGGATTATCGTAAATAAGACTCCTAAGTTTTGATGGTGCAATCAGAGTATCGACAGAACCTAAGAACTCACACTCAAATTCAACTTTAAACTGGGATTCTGAAGTATTTGCAATCGTGGTCTCTTTCCACTTTGCATCTCTACCTGGAACTTCTGACCAATGAACATCAGTTGGAATGTATTCATTCTTTCCTTTTTCTGCATCATGCCAATACCTATAAAAATGGTTCATCCCGTGAGGGGTAGAAACCATGATTACTTTGGTGCTTTTACCAGAAGTAATAGTAGGATAAACAGAGGCAAAGAACGAGTCAGCAATGTGATTTGGGACGAACGCGAATTCGTCGAGAAAGAGGATGTTAAATGACATACCTCGAACAGCACTTGCAGACGTAGAAGCTGCCAATATCTTACTGCCATTTTCTAATTCAATAGAACCTTTATTCCATGATATAATACCTTGCTGCATCCACTTTGGTAAATTTTCATAAGCAGTTGCAAGTCTCTGTAACAATTCTCTTGCAGTTGCTGCTTTGTTTGCCAGAATACCGATGTTTACACTATCATTAAAAATAAGATAATGAAGTAAGTAAGATATAACAGTAGTACTTTTTCCCGTTTGACGGGGCATTTTGCAAATATTAAATCTGTTCTCATGAAACCTATTAATGAGTTTCTCTTGAAAATCATAAGGATGGAACTGTGTCAATCCTTCATCTAGAGAAACAATCTTAATATAATTGTCCGCAAAATAAACAGGGTTTTTTTTACATTCTAGAAATTCCTCAATTTGCTCCTGAGTAAACTCAATCGCAGTATTTGCTTTTTTTAATAATGGATTACCAAGATATACGTCACTCATAATCAATTACCTACTAATTTCTTCCCAGTCCATAGAAGCGTGCATAGTTTTATTATCTTTATCACAAGTAGCAACAATAGATAATTCTAATGGAGTTCC